CACACGAAGGCCGTTAACTTCGGAGTAAAACCATGACAGACGATGCAGAACCAAAATTCACCCAGGCAGATGTGGACCGAATAGTCCAGGAGAGACTCAATCGTGAGAAGGCGAAGTTCGCCGACTACGACGAGGTCAAGGCCGAGAACACGGCCCTGAAGGCCAAAATCGCCGAGGCCGAGGCCGCCGGCAAAGCCGCCACCCTGGACAGCCTGAAGCAGAAGATCGCCACCGACCTCAAACTCCCTCCGTCCCTGGCGGGACGTCTCCACGGCGAGACCGAGGAGGAGATGAGGGCCGACGGCGCTAAGCTGCTGAAAGAACTCGGTCCCCGTCCACCTGTGGGCGGCGGAGGTCAACCTCCGGGCGAGGTGGTAAAGCCACTGACCCGGGCGGCTGTCAAGGCCATGACCCCCGACCAAATCATCGCCAACATGGACCAGATTAAGAGCCAGTTAAAAGAGGGCTCATTGAGGTAATTTTCTATGGCTATAAGCAATTTCATAGGTGAGGTCTGGAGCGCCCAGATCCTCGAAGCTCTCCGAAAGACCCTGGTCTACGGCCAGAGCAACGTAGTCAACCGCAATTATGAGGGCGAGATCAAGGGCAAAGGGTCCACCGTCCATATCAACTCTCATGGTCCGATCTCCATCGCCCCCTACGACCAGTCGGCGGGGCTTTCTGACCCCGAACAGCTCACCGACGCCGGGGCCGAGCTGGTGATAACCGAGGCTCAGTCCTTCAACTTCCGGATCGACGACATAGACAAGAGCCAGATGAACGTGTCCCTGATGGAAAGCGCCACCCGGGATGCTGCTTATCAGCTCGGAGACGTCGCCGACCAGTTCCTCGCTGCTCTGATGGAGGAGGACGCCGGCAACACCCTAGACCCGGTATCCCTGGACCTGGACGAGGTCCTGGTGAGGGATCTCCTGATCGACATAAAGACGGCCCTGGACGTGGCCAACGCGCCTAAGCAGGGACGCTGGGTTATCCTTCCGCCCTGGGTTACGGGCTTCATGCTGAAAGAGAGCTTGATCACCCATAACGTCAACTGGTCCGGGGTCGAGCCTGCCATGAAAAACGGCCAGGTGGCGAGGCTCTTCGGCTTCGATATCCTGGAGTCTAACAACGTCCCCGTGGGTCAGTCTGATGACTACACGGTCCTGGCCGGCGTCCCTCAGGCTCTCACTTACGCCGAGAGCATAAACGAGGTCGAGGCTTACCGGCCTGACAAGTTCTTCGCCGACGCCCTCCGGGGGCTGCACGTCTACGGCGCCGAGGTCGTAAGGCCCGACTGCCTGGCCTCTGTGGTCGTCTCTGACGGGACGGGGCTCTGATGGAGGCGGGATAGATGGCCGCTAGATCCGAGATCACCGTTAACGAGATGGCCGGCGACTTTGCCAACCACGCGACCGCCGACACCATCGACGTTTCCAACGATCACATCATCGAAGACGCATATCAGTACCGGCGGCTTCTCCTCTCTTTCGACCTATCGGCGGCGACGGCCGAGGACACGATCACCATCAAGGCCGGGGTGGCTCACCCTGCCTTCCGCCGGAGTCTCGGCGACCTCGTCTTTGAGGCTGCTGGCGGGGTGGAAAGGGTATGTGTCGGCCCGATCGAGTCGGCTCGATACCTCCAGGCCGACGGCTCGATTTTGATCGACATAGCCGGGGCTACGATCGCCGGGACGATCGACGCCTACGGGTTCTGAGGAGGTCGGATAATGGGCTCCTATAATGTTGGCGTGGTGATGCGCGGGGGCTACGGGCAGGTAGGGGCGGAGATCACCCGCCCCGAAAACGACACCCAGTACGCAGCCCTGGACGCCGTAGCTGACGCCTCACAGAGCGCGACGACCCACAGGTTCGCCAACGCTGCGAGGAAGGTGGGGGGATCCGGCGGGATCGTCAACGCCAGAGTCGTGACGAATAACCTCGACTGGACGAACGCTCTCACCCTTGTGGTCTACGACACCCCCCCGGCGACGTTAGTCGCCGATAACACGGCCTTCGACGAGAAATGGGTGGACCGGGACTCGATCGTGACCGAGATCACCTTCCCGGCGATGACCACCTTCACGGGGGCGGCGGGATCGTTCAGGCGGGCCGTAGCCTCGGGGCTGAACGAAGATTTCACCTGCGCAGACGACTCGAAGGACCTCTACTTCCAGGCGGTCCTACCTTCGGGAACACCGACCCCGACGGAGGAGCAGAAGTTCGGCTTCAGGCTGGGCCTGCTCCGAGACTGAAACACCATCACGATGGTCTAAGGAACTGCCACGGGGCGGGCTCGGAACACCCGCCCCATCTACCTGTCATCGGGGTATAGTCAGCCCCATGACCACCTTTCGGAATCGGGGGGCCGGGACTTTGATCACCTCATCCCGGCCTCCCTCATACTCACATTCTCATTTTCATGGAGCAATCACATGGCCGATTTATATGTCACAGTTGAAGAGATGGACGAGTACGTGGCCGACAGGCCCGACGAGGAAGCTGTCTGGGAGGACCTGACGGAGGACGAGCAGGGGGCTCTGCTGACCTACGTCTCCGGCCTTGTGGACAGTCTCCCCTTCACTGGCAAAAAGTACGCCATCGCCCAGACCCTCCAGTGGCCCCGATATATCAAGACCCGGGGGGGCTGGAGGGTGGAACGGGACTCCGAGGGGGACGTCGTCGTCCCCACAGCGATCAAGAACGCCGTCTGCGAGGAGGTCCTGGCGAGGCTGGACACCTCCGGCGATGCGAGACGCGCCCTCCAGGAGGCGGGGGTCAAGTCGTTCAAGCTCTCCGACCTCTCCGAGACCTACGGCGACGAGGTCCGGGGCGGCGGGATCAAGGGGACGCCTCTGAGGTCCTGGACGGCCTACCGGCTCCTGGAACCCTACTTAGCGGTGGGGGCGAGGTCCAGATGAGCATCATAGCCGGCTATCTCAACCAGGTGGGCGAGAAGAGGAAGACGAGCGAGTTCGTATTCTACGACGGGCTCGCCGTCAACCCCATCCCTTTCAACGACGACGCCGTGGGCGCCACCTTCAAGGTGCGAGGTATCAAGACCGGCGGCCAGGCCGTATCCAACACCGTCACGATCGAGGGCTACCTGGGGGTGACGTTCAAGTCCGAGACTCTGACCTTCACCACGACCGGCCCCCAGACCAAGAACGGGACCAACACCTACGACCGGCTGACGTCGGTAACAACGACCCTCCACACCGAGGACCCCGTCCCCACCATCCGGCTCATCGCCCTGGACACCTATGGGGCCCCTCTCTCCGCCACGACCTGGGAGGAGTTCATGTGTCGATGGGAAGACAAGACCGTCCCCTACTGGACTCCTGGCGGCGCCTTCACCCTCTCGAACGGGAAGGTCATGACCGAGGCGGCGATCTCCGTCGGCGACACGATCAGGCTCCAGTCTGTGGGGGGCTCCGGCCACGAGGTCGTCCAGGTGAAGCCGGCCACGGGGCTCGGCGGGTCCGAGGAGTTTCGGACGGTGTTGATCTGACCCTCCTTTTTGAACAATCAAAAGAGGTATATATTATGATCCTGTGGCTATATTAAACTATATATGGTGATTGTCTTGAAGAAGTCGGTTTGCTTTGAGGACGAGAAAATCTGGTTCGAAGTTGAAGGGTTCAACTTGGATGACGTGGGCAACCTGGTGAAATTAATCGAGGAGCCTGGTGGAAAAATAGTCAGCATCGACGCCAATCTGATTCGAGGAAATATGAAGATGGATGCCAAAGAATTTCCGAGCTTTTTGGCGAAAAACAACCAATGGACTTTGAAGGGCACCAAGAAAGCGGTCGATTCCGGGGGGTTCAGACCGACGCCGGTCGTCTCCAGTGGGCCAGGCCTCTGATGATGAGAATACCCATCTTCCCATTTTTATAGATACCTATCTGGCCTCTAAAACCCAGGAGGGAGAGGGCGGATCCGCTGGCCCTGCTCCACCTATTCCACCATAACGCGTCTATGCCCAGGCGGATATGTCCATGGTCAAGTTCAACGAAGGATATTGCAGATATAACGGACGAGATAGCTTTGATATTCCTGAGAACTGCACATTGAACCTCATCGATTCGCCAGGCAACAGCGTCGTCTCCCTGTTTTCAGGGTGTTGAAACGCAGCCCAATAAGGATATCCGAACTGGTCAACGAGTACAAAATCTTGCTTGTTGATTTTTAGCTCAGTTCCAGCACTGTTAGTGATTTTTATATCCACCGATATCGCATCAGCCGGATCCGTAGGTGGACTTATTTTTCGATCCATGCCGTAAAATTTCATCGTTGTTGACCCGCTGGTGACTTCAGGCACGCCCGTCCACTCGATGGAAAACGGGGAGCCATAACCTTCTGGTGGATTAATACGCAGTCGTTTTATTTCTATCGCAGTATCAGATGGAACTTCAAACCGTTTCAATAAACGTCTCATGCCCAAAAGATCCGCACCGAAGTCGTCTCTGTGACTCGCGCTGCCTATTGCGTCACCTCGACCTTCTTCGTAGAATCTGTCTTCAGAATCAACTAGGTATGCCTTCCCGTAAGAAATAGGCAGACGTCCATCGGCTTGGGTAAATATAATGTCCGCATAAATAGTGTTTCCTTTAGTGTATGTCCCTAAAACAGTTGCATTGAACTGCCCGTTCCCTCCGCTCAATGGGAACGCTCCGGCGAGCGACGCCATCAGCACAAGCATCGAGCATAATAAAACGATCCGCAATTTCATTATAGTC